ACATGCAAATACAAGCCTCCCACAGTACGCTTAACATAGGTCTTACTGTGGAGAAACTTCTAGCTGAACTAGAAGAAAAATTCCCACCCGTTAACCCCCACCCAAAAGAACAAATAGAATCTATAATGTATAAGGCAGGCCAGCGGTCAGTCACAGAGTGGATTCAATCACGACTCAATGATGAGGTACTTTAATTATGTGTTGGTGGCCTGGTAAGAACGCTGCTAGAGATGCACGCAGAGCTGCAGAACGTGCAGCCAGAGAAGCAAGAGCTGATGCAGAACGACAAGCTGCACAAATAAAAGCAGCTAATGATAAAGCACTTGCTGCTATGCAAGCTGCAATAGATAAGAAACCTGACCCATTAGATTACACTCCTAGCCCTACTAAAGTTAAGAGTAACTTAGATGATGCGGCTCAAGGTGTAAGAAGAAAGAAAAAGTCTGGCAAGAAAAAAGGACTAGCCGGACTTAGAATATCACTGAACCCTAGTGCTACACCTACTGCAGGTGTTGGTGGCTCAGGTAAAGCTAACGTATAATAACAATGAACGCACGCAAAAGGTACGATCACCTTACTAGGAACCGGACACAGTTTCTTGACACTGCAGTTCAATGCTCTAAGCTTACACTTCCTTACCTCATACAAAATGATGAGGGTAGAACATCACATATTAAACTAGATACACCTTGGCAATCCGTTGGCTCTAAGTGTGTGGTAACATTGGCAG